GACTTTTGCAAGTTTTTGGCTGCATCATCCATGATTGTTCTTCTTGCATAGCCTCTATTTGATTGCTGAATTCTCATAAATGCAACAAGTGCACAGAATGAAACTAGCCTATCCACATTGACTCCATCTGCATATGCTCTCATTTCTTTAAGCAACATTGGGTCAGGAATCCTTTCAATACCATATTTAGTTCTAACTATGGTACCATCTGTTTTTGTTTCAATATCTAATTCTTCTTTAGTATATTCTATAGCATAACTAAGAAGGTGAGCTTTGAATAAAGTACCGGTGTTTTTCCAGCCATATTCCTGGAATACATTAGCATTAGCTCCCAGATCTTTTAAAAACATAATCTGACTCTTAGGTACTAGATATCTTTGTTTCTTTCTTGATATCATATACTGTATAAACAAAGAGATGTTATTTTCTATTAGTGTCCATGCATTATACCACTCTATAATCAACTCTAATCTTTGGTGGGTTTTATTTATATCATCAAATCTACCACACCATGCCGCTACTATTTTATCCGGTTCTATATAAGTTTCTGTATCTCTACCTGTTACTTTAGTTACTTCTACCGGTGCTTTCATTACATATATAGAACATAATGATTCTGAAGTAGTTGTCTTACCTTCAGACACGGGGTCAATAGAAGCATAGTACTGTCCAAATGTTGGATCAGCAATAGGTCTTTCCCATACAACAAGTACACCTGTTTTATCCTCTGTATTCTTAGTTACAGGGAATTCCATTATAGGTCTTTTATTAGATGTTCTGACACTAGGTTTTCCATTCTCATCTGTTGATATATCTAAGAACTCATAACCATATTCTTTATCTTCTATTCTTCTTTCTTGAGCTGTAACAAGATGTGTTGGGAATACAGATACTGTCCTATGGGCAAAGGCTTCTTCTATATTTCTTGGATGCTGAGATATTCTTAACTGGAATGTCTCCGGATCAAGTTCTTTTTTCCAAACTTCAAATTGTCTGTCTAAAGCTTCTAAGGCTTCAGTAACAAGTGAGTTACCATATTTATCTATATATGGCGGCATTGACCATTGCTCTGGAATGAACAAACCAGATAAACCATAAGTACCTTTTGAATCAATGAGACTTGATTCTACTGCATAAACATCATTATCTAAAGGTTTTACAATCATTTTTCTTAACGGTTCACATTGAGACAAGTCACCCACAGATCCTGCAGCTATAAACATCCCTGTAGTAATAAGTCCAGATCTCATAGCTGGACGCATATACTCATATGTCTGATCCATCTTAGGAGCAATCCCAGCCTCCTCATGAAAGAAGTATTTAACTGGACCCCCTACACCATTTGTAGGATCCTTTTCAAATGACATACCTTGTATAGTACCTTTAAGACCTACCTCAGCTTTTCTATTACCTTTTCTGACTTCAATCTTCTGTTGCCACATCATTACTTTATCTGGTGACATTGGACGGTACCATGCTGTATGCTCATTTAAGAATGCTGCATATTCCTGTAGGAATTTCCAGGAACCTTTCTCATTTATATAATCTTTAAGACTTGCTCCAATCTTTAGTGTAACACCCGCTTCAAACCATTGCTGGTTTATAAGCTTACCCATATGGTAGTAGGAAGATGCTATCTGACGTTTCTTTAAGATAGCCACATGCTTATAGTTTAGTTCTGCTAATAGCTCATATAAAGCCATATGATACTGAGCATCCCGGATATCAGCAAATCCAAACTGTTGTATCTCTTTGTTAAAGATAGGTAGAAAGTTAAGCCACATGTAGTATTCTCTTGCTAAGAACCAAGCTTTAGTCCCGTGTTTAATTAGAACACCCTTTCTGCATTTAGCTTTCTGGTCATCCCAATATTCAATAAAGTCTTTTGATTTAAAAGGAGCTGTAGTGTATATACCAAGCTTTCTAAACTTATTTGATTCTGATACAAATAACTCTGTACTAACTTCATCAAACTCATACTGACCGGGTTCCTTAAATATTGAACGCAGATATGTAGCAAACTCTTCTCTGCTATCAAAAGATGTGGTAGTCCAATTACCATTATCCCAAGTTGGTATGTCTTCAAAGATTTGACTCATAACTAACTATCATATGCAAGACCCTGACCACCACGGACTTTACTTTGTTGTTCATCCTGTAGATCTTTGTAGACACCTTTAAAGGATTGTCTGATACCATCAAAGTCTTTTGCTAATGCTCTTATCTGAGCTATGTTACCATCTTTACCATCAGTAATCTGTGCAGTAGCTAGGTAATTAGATATTCTATCTAGTGCTTTCTGCATACCCCCGTACGCGCGGGAGGTTGGAGTTTCATATAGTTTCTCACAGAATCTTAATGCATTGTATATCTCAGTATCTTCTGTAGAGAATTCTGCTTCTATCTCCCGCATGATTAATGATTCTTTCTCTATGTGTGGTGTATGAAAGAATGGATTCATATCAGGATCCGGACATGTCATATAAAATAGATACTGATATATTTTAAGATAGTCATCAGGATAATCATCCATTATATCTTTAAGAGACTTCAGTGTGTAACAGTGTTCAGTAGGAACAACTGTTTTATTCTGTACATCAAATAGTTTAATCAGCATTTTTATTTCTTTTTAATTTTGGCTTTGTTGTCATGAAGATAGTGAATAATAGCATGTACTTCATCTACTAAATAAGGTACTTCCATTGGTATTACTTCTTTTACTATAGGGTCTCCGTTATCATCTAGTTTGGCAATAGGATATCCCCACTGATCTTCTTTTTCTACTTTAAATGTTATATGGTGTATAAATATATTTCCGGGTCTTAGTTTAGGATTATGCTTCAATATAATATACATATAAATACTGAGCTGTAAAGCATAATGATAAAAGTTACAGTCATCTAAGTTATTTACAGGATGAGACATCTTATCAGATATTCCTTCCCAATTTACATATGACTCTTTCTTTATCTCTTTATTAGTTTTGTAGTCAATGATGTTTACTTTACCATTGACTACTTCCACTAAATCTGATTGTCCACAGATACCTGCTGATCTTAAATAGACCATATGTTCTGGATACACGCCTGGTTCTAATTTTTGTGATGGAGCTATCTTGACACCTTCTTTAACCTCTGCAGGTCTAAATACAGGTATAGTAGTTCCTTCTACACTTAATGATGCTAATGCACACAAGTCATCTTCTCTTTGGTTATGATACCATGTACCAAGAGTAGTGGATCTAGTAGATTCATTATTCCAGATCTCCTGGATAATCTTAGGATCTACTCCGGCCCATTTAGATCTTTTGCTTTTACTTACTTTCTCTGCTACTGCTTTAGCATCAAAAGGTTTTTTAAAATGAGAGACAAGTGTTGTAACACTTACCCAATCAATAGCTTCACCATCCAGGCTTTTATAACTATGATCATGTGCATTAAATACTATCATAACTTTTCTAATTCATCTTCTTGTTCTTCTGTAGCTATAGCATCCCATTTACCTAATGGGCACTCTGATGATAATGATCGGGTCTTAAATCCTAATGAACATCCGCATTCAGCACAGCAAGGTTGAGTACCTTTTATAGCACACTCTTTACCTTTAGTATCTAAATGTTCACACTCTTCACAGATATCATGTCTCATTCTTGCAATGTCTTCCACAAACTCATCTCTGATTACAGAGTTTTTAATTCCTTCTAGGATACCTTTTCTATTCTCCCAGATTGTTTTTAATACTGTTCTCATCTTTATTTTTTTTAAATATATTTTTTTTATTTTCCTGAGTAGCTATTTTTTCTTCAAGCTTAATTAATAAATCTAATTTTACTTCTGTTACTTTTTTATTATAATATGCACCAAAAGTAGATGTATCATGATTTTCAAGTCTTTGTTTATACCTTGGTATATCTCTTCTTATCAAAGTTGTTTTTGCAACAAAGTGTCCTAATCCATCCATGTTAACTCTAGGATATTCTAAATTTGTAAGCAATGTTCTTAACTCTTTATATGAAAATTCAACTAAGTCTTGAACTAAATTTATATTTATATTTAAATCTTCTGATACTGTATTATATAATTTACTGGACTTCTTC